GTGTTGTTTGATGTCACAGAACCATACGGTGTGTCGTTCATTGATGCTCTCATACAAGCTGCTGACGCACAAGGCTATGCCAATCATTTGAAAGCTGTGTACAATTTAAAAATTGAATTCCGAGGCATCAATGACGATGGACAACACACTGATGTGATTCCATTCTCAACAAGAAATATTCATAATCACATATATCAAGCAGAAATGCAGATTGATGCAGGTGTTAGTGTGTATCAAATATCAGCAGTGCCAGCCACCATGTTGGGACTCACAGAAGTGCATGGCAAAACCAAAGAAGCATATACCATATATGGTGACACGGTGCAAGAAGTTCTCACAAATTTCTTTGATGCTGTGAACAACACACAATCAACTCTTGAAGCACAGAACAAAATTCTGCATGCAGATGAATACACTATTGATGTTGAACAATCCACTGCATTGATCAAAACCAAACTGGGATATGATGAACTCAGTGATGCAAATTCTATTTTGAATTATTCCAATGTCAAAGTCAGTCCGGTTGAAGCCAAGCGAGTGATTAATATTCCCAAAGGCACATCTATCCAAGCATTCATTGAGGCTGTGATCAGGGAAAGCGATTTCTACAAGGATCAATTCACAGATGACATGCAACCTGTGACTGATGACATGACCATTGCTCGTGTTTTTACACAGTTGGAGATTTTGCAAGACGACAACGGCAACAACAGACCATCCTATAGGTTTGTGTTCATTGTGAGAGAACAAAAGGTCACTTCTGCATATTTCAACAAACAAGGCGGTGATCTTGTGTCGGACCGTTCACCTGCAAAGATTTACAATTATATCTACACAGGCCAAAACAGGGACGTGTTGGCATTTGACATCACATACAAATTTGGATATTATCAAGCAATACCATATGTAGAAAACAATGACAATGATCCGCAAACCAACAACAAATCTGGCACCAAATCAGAAGTCAATGCAGAAACATCTCAACAGGGTGCTGGCAACAAGGGTGTCAGCCAAGTCACCACAGAACCAGAAGATTCATTGTACAAAGGCGGCCTCAATCTTTCAGTCAACAAGAAGAATGGCGAGATTGGCAGGATATTTGAACAAATTATTTCAGATCCATCTGCGGACTTGTTGGTGACCACATTGGAAATCATTGGTGATCCTTATTGGATTGCCCAAAAACCTGTGACCAACAAAACATTCACTGAATCACATGTGGAAAGTGCACCATACACAGATGAACTGGGTGCTGTGAGTCCGGATGGCAGAGAAGTGTTGATTGATTTCAATTTCAAAACACCCACAGACTTGGATGATGACACTGGCATATTCTTTAACAATCAGAGAGTGACATTCAGTGGAAAATACAAAGTATATATGTGTGCCAGCAGATTTGCTGATGGCATGTTCACAAATGAACTGGAAATGGTGAGAATGAGATTTCAAGAAGACGATGAACCAGAAGTTGTAGCAAACAACCAAGGTGCATCCAAGGCAGGACTGCAGAGCAAACAGGGTGTGGGCAGATACGACCCAACCAAACCAGCGTTTCTCACAGACCTTGGTTCCAATGCAGGAGACATAGGCGTGCAGGGAGACAACACAGGAGACAACGTCACAAAAATTCCTGTGGGCAGTAACATCACAAGACAATACACAGGAGCCAACCGTGGCGGGTTCGTGCCGGAAGGGTTTAACGCAACTGTACCACCCAGAATTGACATCACACTTGGTGATCAGTTTTATTCAAAATCACAACTTGACCTCATCAGAGAAATTGGAGCAACACCAGACCCATCAAGGATAAGACCAGATGGCAATTAATCAAAGACGATCTCAAGACGAAATACAAAAGAAAATTCAACAGTTTCCTGGACCCTACATTGGCTATGTGAAAAATCCCACTGATCTCAACAGAATGGGCAGACTGTTTGTGTTCATACCCTCACTGCATGGCACCTATGATGAAACCAACAAAAATCCACAATCGCAGGTGATTGGTGTGAGTTACTGTTCGCCCTTTGCAGGACAGACACCACTGAGCGAAACCAATTCCAACAACAGAGAATTCGCCAACACACAAAAGTCATACGGATTTTGGATGGTGCCACCAGACATTGACACCAAGGTGTTGGTGATGTTTGCAGACGGCAACCCCAATGCAGGCTATTGGCTGGGTTGTGTGTATGAAGATTTCATGAATCACATGACACCTGGCATTGCTGTGAGCGAACCCAACAAGTTTGTGGGCACACCAGAAGAAAATGAACAGTACTATTCAACACTTGGATTGACCCAAGTGCCTGTGGCAGAAGCACAACGCCGAGCTGAATCTGACAACATCACAAGATTGAATGCAAATCCAGACAATGATGTTGCATTTTCTGTGAGACCTGCACACACTCCTTCCACACAGTCATTGATAGCACAAGGACTCATCACAGATCCTGTGAGAGGCACCACCACATCGTCTGCCAGACGTGAAACTCCTTCACAGGTGTTTGGCATATCCACGCCAGGACCCATTGACTTTGCAGGACAGCAGACTCGCAAAAAAGAATCCATCAACAGACACGGCAGAATTCACACAGATGCTGACGATGAGTTTGCATTTGACAAAGTGGCACACTCACGTTTGGGTGGCAACACATTTGTGATGGATGACGGCACTCCAGTCAAGCGAGAAGGATCTGTGAATGTCACAGACATTGAAAATGAACTCATCCGTTTGCGAACTCGTTCAGGCGCACAGGTTTTACTGCACAACACCAAAGACTTGGTGTACATCATCAACAATTCAGGCACTGCTTGGATTGAATTCACCCAAGACGGCAAGATTGATGTATATGCCAAAGACTCTGTGTCTATCCACACAGAAGCAGACATGAACTTCAGAGCAGATAGAGATATCAATCTTGAAGCAGGTAGAAACATCAACATCAAGGCCACAGGCGAAAACACTGCAACTGATCAAACCACAGGTCGTGTTCACATTGATGCCAACACCAACTATGAATTGGTGATTGGACAAGATGGATTGATCAAAGCAGGCGCAAACATCAAAACCTATGCTGGCACAGACTTTAATGTCAACACAGGCAATGAAATTCACTTTGACACAGCGGCAAAATTAGACACAAATTTGACAGCAAGTTTATCAACACACACTGCGTCAGAAAAAACTTCCATCATGAAACGCATACCCACACAAGAACCGTGGCAAGATCATGAAGACAAAAAACGTGATGAAGTTACATCTGATCTCACAGACAGGGAACAATCATAATGCCTGCAGTGGCAAGAGTGGGCGATTCACTAAGCACTGGGCATGGTTGTACAGCAACCACCACTTTGGACACACCTTCACAGAGCACTGTGTTTGCCAATGGCATATTAATATGTAGAGTGGGAGATCCCACAGTGTCGCACCCATTTCCACCAGATCCGCCTTGTGCACCACACGTGGCAAACATCAATGCAGGTTCCAGCACTGTGTTTGTGGCAGGCGCGGCAGTGGGCAGGATAGGAGATTCTGCAGATGCTGGTGCAATCACATCTGGTTCGCCCACTGTGTTTGCAGGCGGTTAAATATAGCACATGGCCATCGTATCATTCAAAGATCAAAAACGCACCACAAGGACACCAAAGAACCAAGTGTTCAGTGGTTTTTCCACACAGGGCAGAACATTCCAAGACCCCAAACTGTATGACATTGAGTTGGTCAAACAGGATCTGCTCAATCATTTCAATATCCGCAAGGGAGAAAAGTTAGAAAATCCTGAATTTGGCACCAACATTTGGTTGTACATCTTTGATCCTCTGGATCAAGACACCAAAAACGCCATCATTCAAGAAGTTGAAGATGTGTGTGCCTACGATCCACGTGTGACTTTGGATCAAATTGAAGTGGATGAATATGAACAAGGCATCCAAGTGCGTGTGTCACTGCTGTACATTGGCTACGGCATTGGCGAGTCAATTGACCTGTTGTTTGACAATCAACAAGGCCTGCTCACCGGTGCCCAAACTTTCTATCCTGTGAACACAACAAATTAAACTACCATTTAATTTAATCAATAAATAACAGCAATGGCATCAACCAATCGTCAAAACTCACTCCTTGCCACCAGAGCATGGCAAAGAATCTATCGCACATTCCAACAAGCAGACTTCAAATCATATGACTTTGACACCATTCGCAGAACTCTGATTGACTACATCAAACTCAACTATGCAGAATCATTCAACGACTTCATTGAATCATCGGAATACATTGCACTGATCGATCTCATTGCCTATGTGGCACAATCAATTTCCTACAGAGTTGACCTCAATGCCAGAGAAAATTTCATTGACCTTGCAGAACGCAAAGAATCAGTGTTGAGATTGGCAAGACTCATTTCCTATCAACCCAAGAGAAACATAGCTGGATCTGGATTCCTTAAAATTGATTCTGTCTCAACCACAGAATCTGTGTTCGATTCATCAGGCAACAATTTGGCCAACACTTCAATCTTATGGAATGACATCACCAACGATGCTTGGCAGGAACAGTTCAATGCTGTGTTGAATGCTTCATTTCCAAGAGAACAGTTTGTGGGCAAACCCACAGCACAAGACACCATTGCGGGTGTGCCAACAGAACTGTACAGAATAAATGGCAACAATCTATCAGAACCCATCTATCCATTTTCAAAAAACATCAACGGCATCAACATGTCATTTGAAGCAGTGCCCTGTTCATTTGTGGGACAATCGTATGTGTACGAAGAAGCACCCATACCAGGCAACTCTCTCAGTCTGTTGTACAAAAATGATTCCAAAGGATTCCAAAGCAACAACACAGGATACTTTGTTCACTTCCGTCAAGGCACAATCAACACACAGGATTTTTCTGTCACCAACACAGCACCCAACACCATTGTGTCCATCACAGAAAACAACATCAACAATGATGATGTGTTCCTGTTCAAATTAGATCAAAACGGTTTGATTGAATCACGTTGGACCAAAGTGCCTGCCATCACAGGCAACAATGTGATCTACAACTCATTGGAGAATTCCATCAACAATCAATTTGCTGTGGTGACCAAAGCCAATGATCAAATTGATCTTGTGTTTTCAGA